TGGCAATCCATTTATAAGATGGATAAGAAGTGGTTTAGTCAATTTGATGTTATAATAGGAGATGAGGCACATCAATTTAAATCCAAATCATTAATAGGAATTATGTCCAAACTTAGAGATACTAAGTATAGATATGGATTCACTGGAACTCTAAGTGGAGCACAGACTCACAAGTGGGTTTTGGAGGGATTGTTTGGGCCATCATATAAAGTAACTCAAACTAAAGATCTTATTGATAAAGGGCATTTATCTAAGTTGGATATTAGAATCATTGTATTGAAGCATGAACCCAGACAATTTGAGACTTATCAAGAAGAAATAAATTATATCATATCTCATGAGAAAAGGAATAATTTTATAAAAAATTTAGCATTATCTCTTCAAGGCAATACATTAATATTGTTTAGTCGAGTAGAAGCTCATGGTGAAATCTTATATGAATCTATAAATAGTTCTGTAACTGATGATCGTAAAGTCTTTTTTGTCCACGGTGGCGTAGAGGCTGATGAACGAGAATCTATTCGTGAAATTACTGAGGAGGAATCAAATGCAATCATTGTTGCGTCCTATGGGACTTTTAGCACTGGCATTAATATTAAGCGGTTGCATAACATCATCTTCGCAAGCCCCTCAAAGTCCAGAATACGAAACCTTCAGTCAATAGGTAGAGTACTTAGAAAGGGCAAGGGAAAAGTAAAGTCTCTGTTATATGATATAGCAGATGATATTAAATATGATTCTCAAAGGAATTATACTCTAAATCATTTACTCGAAAGAGTTAAAATCTATAACGAAGAGGATTTTAATTATGAATTGTCACAGGTTAAGTTAAAATAATGGAAGAAGAATTCTACGGATCAATTAAATTAGTATCTGGCGAAGAGATCTTCGGAGAGGTTATGCCTTCTGAAGAAAATGGTCGCACGGTTTTAATTATTAGTGACCCTGTAGAAATTGAGACAGTTCATATGAACGGACAACATGAAGGATTAAGAATGATGCCTTGGTTAAGGAGCAATCCTACTGAAGGTATTATGGTTATTCCTATGGATAAAGTTATTACTGTAGTAGAAGCTAAAGAAGATTCTGAAGTAGTTTCTTATTATCAAAAATTTATTTTCTCTAATCTTAACGGCGGATCTTCTGAGAAAATTAAAGTAACTAAGAAGATGGGATATGTAATTTCTGTTAATCAGGCTCGAGAATACTTAGAAGGGATTTATAAACAAGATTCAAATAAAGCTCCTGAGTAAATTCCCTTGAACCCTGGCAGAGTTATTGTACACAGATTTTAGTACCTTGTCAAGCGATTGATTTTGTGGTACACTATGAACAACTAAAGAGGTAATATGTAAAATGCCCGCAAAAGGAACACGCACCAGAAAACGATCTGAGCATTACGTTAATAACAAAGAGTTCTTATACGCTATCGTACAGTATAAGGCAGATGTAAAGGCTGCTGAAGAGAATGGTGATCCGAAGCCCAGAATCACTAATTATCTTGGTGAGTGTTTTGTTAAGATTGCAACACATTTATCATATAAACCTAACTTTGTCAATTATATGTTTAGGGAGGACATGATATCGGATGGGATTGAAAACTGCGTTCAATACATACATAACTTCAATCCAGAAAAATCTACAAACCCTTTTGCTTACTTCACCCAGATTATACACTACGCATTTCTTCGGAGGATCCAGAAAGAGAAGAAACAAATGGAGATCCGTGAGAAAATCATTGAGAAGTCGGGGTATGATGAGGTTATGCATGTGGACGACGATTATGGTTCTTCTAGTGATTACAATTCAATAAAGGAAGCAGTTCAAACGAAGATGAATCAATGAAGATTACTCAAAAGATTATTGATGATCTCACTGAGGCCCTTGCCCATACCAAGAAAGATGGTACTGAGAACTGGAAGGATGGAGATGAGATAGATGTATGCCTTGCTGGTACATTTGCAGCAGATAAATTTATTACATTAATAAATCGATCAAAAGATAAGAAATGAAGATTGCAATTATAACTGACACCCACTTCGGAGGACGGAGAGGTAGTAAAGTCTTTCATAATTTCTTTCAGAAATTTTATGATGATATCTTTTTTCCTGAGTTGGAGAAGAGAGGAATAAAGTATTGCATACATATGGGTGATGCTTTTGATAATAGGAAGAATATAGATTTCTGGTCACTTGACTGGGCAAAGGAACATGTATATGATAAGTTTAAAAATCTGGGCGTGAAAGTCTGGCAACTTGTAGGTAACCACGATGTTTATTATAAGAATACCAATCAGATTAACTCTATTGAGTCTCTTTTATCTAGCTACGATAATCTTATCCCTATATCTAAGCCTGGAGAATATGATATTAACGGATTCAAAGCCTTCATGCTCCCTTGGATCTGCGATGACAATTTTGAAGAAACTCAATCTGCTATTGCATCCACGAAATCTAAAACTGCTTTTGGTCACTTAGAACTGAGAGGATTTCAACTATATCCTGGCTGTGTACAAGAACGAGGTATTGATAAAAGTATAATATCAAAGTTTGATACTGTATTCTCAGGACACTATCACACTAGAAGTAATGATGGACAGACATTTTACCTAGGCAATCCATATCAGATGTACTGGAATGACTGTGGTGATAAGAGGGGATTTAATATTCTTGATACAGAAACAGGAGAGATCGAGTTTATAGAGAATCCTTATACTATGTTTGAGAAGGTATATTATGAGGATACACCTTCTGCTACATTCAAAGCACATCTATACAAGGATAAGATAGTAAAATTATTTGTAAAGAAAAGAACAAGTCAGTTGGAGTATGATAAGTTCCTTGACAAACTCGTAAAGGCTGGTATTATAGATTTGAAGGTTGTTGAGAATACTGAGATCAATGATCTAGAGGTCGATCTTGACGGAGAAAGTGTAGAAGATACGTTAACCCTTCTTAATAAATACATAGAAGAATCAGATTTTGAATTGAAAAAAGATAGAGTTAAAAAACTTCTTAGAGAAGTATACTTAGAAGCTTGCGAGGTTGAGTAATGTACATCTTATCTCTCGCTGGAAAGGAGGGTGAAGGTGCCTATGCTGTCACTAATGATGCTGGACAGAAGGCTCTTTATCTCTTTCAGCAGGAAGATGATGCAACCAGATATGCAGGACTTCTAGAAGCCAATGAATCTACTACCTTGACAGTCGTGGAGATAGATGATACACTGGCTGTTGAAACTTGCCAACGACACAAATACAAGTATGTCATCATTACTCCAGACGATATTGTGATACCGCCAAAAGATTATGATAACATTCAAGACGATTCGGTGGCGTAACTTTCTTTCTACTGGCAATCAATTTATTATTGTTAGTTTCCAAAAGTCTCCTACAAATTTAATAGTTGGTGCGAATGGTGCTGGTAAATCTACTATTCTTGACGCTCTTACTTTTGTTTTATATAACAAGCCTTTTCGTAAGATCAAGAAGACGCAATTAGTTAATACGGTTAACGATAAAGAGTGCGAAGTAAAAATAGAATTTGAGGCAAACGGTAAAATCTATACCATTGTTCGAGGTATGAAACCTACCTTGTTCGAGATCTATATTGATGGTAAGAAACAAGATCAGTTTGCGAACGCCAATGACCAACAGGCGCACCTAGAAGACAGTATATTAAGGTTAAACTATAAATCCTTTACTCAGACAACTATATTGGGTTCGGCAACGTTTGTACCCTTTATGCAGTTGAACAATACTCATCGTAGAGAGATTGTAGAGGATGTATTAGATATTAAAATCTTCTCAGGTATGGCGAAAATACTTAGAGAGAAGATTAGTAAATCAAATACAGAGATCAAGGAACTCACTATCAAGAAACAATTGATAGAAGAGAAAATTGATATGCAGAAGAACTTCATTGCTGATCTTGATAAGAGTGGCAAGAAGAGGATTAAGGATATGAAGGATAAGATATCTACATTGTTAGATGATTCTTCTTCCTTGATGGGTGACAATGCTAAGTATGAAAACCTAATCAGAACTAAGCATCAACCAGAGTTAGAATCTATCTCTAATGCTACATCTTCATTACGGAAGATGAACACAATTAAGGGTAAACTGGAACAGAAGATTAAGATTATAACGAAAGAACACCAGTTCTTTAAGGATAATGTATCATGCCCTACTTGTGAGCAGAATATAGAGGAAGACTTTAGGCTAAATAAAATCGGAATTATCGAAGGGAAGGTAAAGGAGATTGACTCCGCTTACAAAGATCTTCAAAAGTCTATAGACGTAGAAACAAAAAAGGAGGCCAGGTTTATAGATGTTTCCAAGCAGATTACTGAATTAACGAATGACATCTCAACAAACAATTTTAAAATTTCTGAGTACCAACGTCAAGTCAACGATTATGAACAAGAAGTTCAAGACATTACCGAACAAATTGCGAACCGAAATACTGAAAGAGCTCAACTTAAAAACTTAAACAATGATTTAGTATCTGTAGAAAAGACTAAGGCCGACCACACTGAAGACATCGATTATCTGGAGTTTGCTAACTCTATGATGAAGGATAGTGGTGTCAAGGCAAAGATTATTAGAAGGTATTTGCCTATAATGAATCAGAAGATAAATCACTATCTTCAGATGATGGATTTTTATATCAATTTTACCTTTGATGAACAGTTCAACGAGAAGATCAAGTCTCCTATTCACGAGAAGTTCAGCTACGAGTCCTTCTCTGAAGGTGAAAAAATGCGAATTGATCTTGCTATTCTGTTTACTTGGAGAGATATTGCTAAGTTAAAGAACTCTTCTAGTACAAATATATTGATCCTTGACGAGATCTTTGATAGTTCTTTGGATAGTAATGGTACAGAGGAGTTTACTAAGATTATTAAATATGTTATCAAGGACGCTTATGTCTTTATGATATCCCACAAGGTTGATGAATTGACGGACAGATTGGATAATTTGATTACGTTTGAAAAGATGAATGGATTTTCTAAGGTTAGATATTCCCAGTAGACAGTTGAAGTACTGTCACACTATTGGTTGAAAACGCCTCAATATGTACTATTATATGTACATACACAAGGAATTAGATGCTTACACAGGTCAACTACGAAGTCAAAGGTCAACTTGCAAAACTACTTGCAACAGAAGATCTTATTATAGAGAACCGTAAAGTACCTACAGCACAGTTTGATGTGGAAAGGAGGGTATTGACCCTACCAATGTGGGAGAAGGCTTCTGGAACCGTATATGACCTTCTGGTGGGTCATGAGGTTGGACATGCTCTATACACTCCATCAGATAACTGGCAGTTGGATCATCCTGAGATTCCAATGTCCTTTGTTAATGTGTTTGAGGATGTTAGGATTGAGAAGTTGATGAAACAGAAGTATCCAGGCTTAGGTAAAACTTTCTATAGTGGATACTCTCAATTATCTGATCAAGACTTCTTTGAGATTGATGATAAGGATCAAGAGGAGATCAATTTAGTTGATAGAATTAATCTTTATTTTAAGATTGGTAACTTTGTTCACATTGAGTTTGAAGATGATGAAAAGATATTTGTAGAGAAGGCAATAAAGACTAATACTTTCCAAGAAGTTTTAGAACTATCAAAAGAGTTGTTTGACTTCCTAGAGGGTAAGATGGATGATCTTCAGAAGACTCAGGTTCCTATTAGTAGTGGGGATCAGGGTGGAGATATTGATATTCCATTTGATGCTACTGAAGATACTGAGGACTATGGAGAACTTGAGGATCTATCTGAGGGCCGTGGTCGTCCAGATCTAGGTGAAGATAAGACAGAGTATGAAGATCGCAATGAACCTGAACCTATGGAGAGTGATGGTGGCGGTGTTCATAGTGAGATGGAATCTATGACAGACAAGGCTCTTCAAGAGAATTTGGAGGATCTTAATGAGAAGATTAACGAGAATAGTATGTACTATGATCCTGAGTACATCAAATTACCTGAATTAAATCTGGATACTTTGATTGCTAAGAATCAAGATATCCATGATTATCTTGATGACTGGTGGATTCAGTGTGAGAGACACTATAATGAACATGAACACATCATAACAAAAAGAGATATTTTTGAACCAGTAGATAATGATTACAGATTGTTTAGAAGAAATGCACAGAAAGAAGTTAATTATCTTGTAAAAGAATTTGAGTGTAAGAAGTCAGCAGACTCATATGCTCGTGCTACTACTGCCAGAACTGGTGTTCTTGATTGTACTAAACTTCATAGTTACAAGTATAATGAAGATCTATTCAAAAAGATAACTACTCTTCCTGATGGTAAAAATCATGGCCTGATATTCATTCTTGATTGGTCTGGATCTATGAGTAGTGTTCTTATGGATACAGTTAAACAACTTTATAATCTAGTATGGTTCTGTAAGAAAGTTCAGATTCCTTTTCAAGTATTTGCTTTCACTAATGAGTGGTTACCACGCCACGAATCAGAGATGAATGAGGAAGGTTATTACAATAGGATACAGTATCCAGAACATCATGAGAAGAAAGATGGATATGCTCAGATTGATGGTCAGTTTTCAATGATGGAGTTTCTTACAAGTGATTGTAAGAAGGGTGATTTGGAGAAACAACTTCTTAATATTTGGAGAGTGGCAAAGGCATTGACTGCCCATAGAGGTTGGGATTGTAGGGTATTGTACCAACATCCAAGAAACCTTGGTTTATCAGGTACTCCTTTAAATGAGGCATTGGTATCATTGAATCAGATTATTCCAAGATTTCAAAAGAGTAATAATATTCAGAAGATCCAGTGTATTACTTTGACAGATGGTGAAGCACATCCATTAAAGTATACTCGTAATATCAAATCTCTTCATGAGGGTGTCAAAGATTATCTTGGTTCTAGATCAGCAATGAATGGTCATTGTTATATTCGTGATTCTAAAAATGGAAAGACTTATTACTGTAAGTCTGAGTATCATGAACTGACTACTGCACTACTCAATCAACTAAGGGGTAGATTTCCTCAAGTTAATTTCCTTGGGATAAGGGTTATGGCTAATAGAGATGCTCAACATTTCATTCGTAAGTATGTGGATTGGGATTTTGATAAGGTTCAAAATATATCTAATTACTGGAGAAAAAATAGATCTCTTAAGTTGACTGATGTTGGGTATCATGCATACTTTGGATTGTCTTCAAGTACTCTGAATAATAATACAGAGTTTGAAGTTAAAGATGATGCTACCAAGGCACAGATCAAGTCTGCTTTCAAGAAGTCATTAAACTCTAAGAAGATGAATAAGAAAGTGCTAGGAGAGTTTATGGAATACATTGCATAGACACTTATATAAGTGGCACACCCCCTCTTCCATAGGGGGTTTTTTATTGATATAATGTATACATACAAATGAATAAACCATGCCTTTTGAAGCTAAAGTGAACCCTGAATCCCTCCTCGATTCTCTAAGAGATCTATATGGAGATAAAATCACATCTGCCCATGTGAAAGCCTACTGTGCTCAGAACGATGTAGGTTATCAGACTGTCACAAAATACCTGAAGAACTTCAAGACTGGTGTTGGTAAGTGGAACCTAACTGTTGCAGAGAGACTTGAGAAGACTTACAAGTCACCTGCAGCTCTACCTCATGTAGAACAGAATCTAGTTCCACAAGTTGATCCTAATTTTGTAAAGTTTGGAAACTTCACTGACTTGAAGAAGATCATTCAGTCAAAGATGTTCTATCCAACCTTTATTACTGGATTGTCTGGCAACGGAAAGACATTCGGTGTGGAACAAGCCTGCGCTCAGTTGAATCGTGAAGTTGTTCGTGTAAACATTACTATTGAAACTGATGAAGATGATCTTATTGGCGGTTTCCGCCTTGTTGATGGTGCAACCGTCTGGCACAATGGCCCAGTCATTGAAGC